CTTGTCGCCATCTGGATTCTGGTAAAGAATCCCTTACGTACTCATGAGTAGGAACATCCAATTGTTAAAGGACCACCTATGATAGAGTTAGACGTCTTGTGGGGTCGACCCCGAAAGGTTGACATTAAAGGTCTTAAAAGATCCTCACATGTGCCGTTCGGAATCACAACCCTTGATCCTAATGTTATTGATTTTATACCAACTTGGATTGAGTGTTCTGGAGTTCAATGGACAGCAAGAAGGGTGAAAGCCCTTAAGGTCTGGGCAGTTCAGATCATTGCTAGAAATAAGAACTATTCGGAACCTTGGTTTCAAGTAGTTAGGTATAAAGGATACAAAGTCCCGAAGCTGAAGATCTTCCAAATATTGGTGATTCGATAGGAAATAACCTTAGGGTTATTCGGTCGATCCTCATAATTTTGAACTCTTATAAGCTAGTGACTGTAGGCTCTCCATCATTAGAAAGTATCATTGATGTGGATAGATCAGAAAAGGCAGAGCATTATGCAAGACTTACCAGGATGTATGTTGATCTTCCCAGAATCCCAACAGAATGTTTGGATGGGGAATTATCAGTTTCATCTCAAAGGAAGTTTTGTGATAATGAAGGTAGGACTTTTAATGGTCCTATTGGACAACCGGATCCATTACCTCAGTGGGGAAATAATCCCGAAATGATTCGTCATTTTGTAAGGACGAAACCATATGAGGTAACTTGTCTTGGCCGTCTGGTGCCTATCATCGACAAAGGTAAGTATAGAAATATCTTGGTGGGTAATCAAATTTTACAGTTAGCTACGAAGAAATTAGCTGATTGGTTAAGAAGATGGCTTTGGTCTCTACCTGAGATCGCGTCGGGTGAGCAATCTAAGATGTCAAGGTTTGCATTAAAAAATCTTCAAGAAGGAAGATTTATGCTTTCTATAGACCTTAGTGAGGCTACAGACAGGTTAAGTAGAGATTACCAAATTCACTTACTCACATCCATGGGACTACCACAAGGTTACCTTGGCTTCCTCGATTTGCCTTTTTTCTTTGACCCTAAACTTTTCGGAATAGGGTCAGAAAAGAAGCTTGAGAAAGAAGGGTATTCGAATGGGCAACCTATGGGTCTTTTTCTTTCGTTTCCTATGTTTGAACTGAGCCACTACGTCATACTGAAGTATG